GACGACGCCGGTGGTCGGCCAGCTCTGGTGGCGGTCGGACAGCGGGAAACTGTTCGTCTACTACAACGACGGCACGTCGTCGCAATGGGTGCCGATCAACATGGGGTAGCGCATGGCGGCGCTCGACTTTCCGAATAGCCCGACCAACGGCCAGCAGTACTCGGCACCCAACGGGGTGATCTACACCTACGACGGGGTCGCCTGGACGACGAGCGGCGTGCTCTCGACGGGCTCCGCCGCGGGCGGGGATTTGCAGGGGACCTACCCCAATCCGACGCTGGCCGCGAATGCCGTCGGCACCACTGATATTACCAATCTGGCCGTCACCGTGGCCAAGCTGGCCGTCGGTGCGGCGGTGCGCCAGATTGTGACCGCCAACATGCCGACCAACTACACGCTCACCGGCGGGGCCGCGTGGACGGATGTCACGACGCAGGCGATCACGACGAGTGGGGGCACGGTGGTCGTTCTCGTCTCGGCGGGTTGGTGGGTGCTCGCCCCGGCGAATACCGATACCTATTGCTTGACGGGCGTGGCACTCGATCAAGTGACGCCGAATATCGTGGCGGGCGAGCGCCATTGCGTGACGCCCGGGGCCGGCAACCTCGTGATGCCGTTGCCCGCGCTGATGGCCGTCAATACGCCGGCCGCGGGGGCGCATACATATCACGTCGTCGGCTACTGCCCGATTGCGGGCGTCTCGCTCAAGACCGCCGCGACATGGGCGGGGACGCTCTGGCTCGTGGAGCTCGCCTAAATGGCCGAGCCCGGCGCCGGCGCGACTCGGGTCCTCGGCCCCGACCATCCACTCGCCATGCGCGCGGCGGCGCGCTTGCTCCTCGAGCAACGGAAAACCCTCGCGACGTATGGCCAGGACGGCGACCCGTGGGCGTTCGTGCGGGACTGCGTGTGGACGCGCGACGAGGTGTCGGGCCGCGTGCGGCGCTACCCGTCGCACGAGTATGCCGAACTCTTGGTGCGGCGGTGGCAAGAGCACCCGCTGCTGGCCATCCCGAAGTCGCGGCGCATGGTGGTGACGTGGCTCTTTGTCGCCGTCAACTACTGGCTTGCGCGGTTTCACGCGAATGCGAAGTGCGCGTTCATGGCCCGCAAACTCGGCAAGACGGAGACCGAGGGCTCGGCCGAGCTCGTGCGGCGGGCGAAGTTCATTCACGAGCATCTGCCGGCGACGTTTCCCGCGTGCGAGGTGGAATACTCGATTGGGTTTCTCCGCTTTCCGAATGGCTCGGAAATCGTGGCGCTCGGGGAAGGCGAGGAGCAAGCGCGGCAACACACGTTTACCTCGGTGCTGGCCGACGAGGTCAGTTTTTGGGATCACGCCTACGAGACATGGATCGCGCTCCGGCCAACGATCGAGGGCGGCGGGCGACTGACGGCGGTCTCGAGCGCGGGCCCGGGGTTCTTCAAGGACCTCGTGCACGACCAGCTTGGCTAATGGCGAACGATCCGGGCGAGTGGTACGCGGAGCGGCGCGAGCTGGAAGACCGGCTCGACTTTGCCGTGCGCCACTTGCAAGCCTACCTCCGCCGACTCGACGACGAGCGCCCGAGCCAAGCACGCCGCGCGGTCTTGACGGAATACCTCGGGCGCCTCGTGCGCGAGCTCGAGGCCTCGCGGTATGTCGGCGATTGAGGCCCTTGACGTCCAGCTCGCCGAGCTGCGGCGGCTCATAGGCGCGGCGCGGGCGGTATGCTACACGGGCCGGCCTCGGCGGCCTGCACGCGCCGCCCACCGCATGCGCTACACGGTCGAGGTCGAGCTGCCGCTCACGGTCGAGGTCTACGACGCCATTCGCGGCGCGGAGGTGACGCGCGAGACGCCGCCCGATCCCGATTGGGTCGCACTCGCGGTGCGCTTGGGGCCGCTCGACGTCACCGACGTGCTCCCGCCCGAGGTCTTGGCGAACCTTGAGGACGACGCGCTCGAGCGCCTCCGCCGCGCGGCCGCGGAGCCGTAACGAGCGACTCCCCGCCCTCGTAGCCAGGCGGCGCTGGCACGTTCCGCACCAGTGACCACGCCCCATCGGGGCAGCGCCAGCCCTCCGACCATTCCCCCGGGGCCGCGAAGTTCACGCTGGCGTGGGAAAAGCGCATCAGTTGCCCACAGTGACAGCAAAGCGGCGGCGTGACGGTGGTGGTCATGCCGGCGGCACGAGCTGCGGCCGCGGCGGGGGCGTTGGGGCGCGCTCGGCGGCGCGCGCGACCGCGGCGCCGGCGCTTAAGTGTGCTGCGTCCGGCCACAGCACGCTCACGCCCGCGGTGGCGTCGATCAGCCGGAGGATACTCCAGAGGACCGCATGCGCCTCGCCGAGCGGGAGATCATCGAGGGCCGTGAGGACGGCCGTCGTCCGGACGTCGAGCACGGCGATGCGCCTCGAGAAGTTGAGAGACGGGCGGCGCCGCCGCGTGCACCAGTAATGCATGCCGACGGCGCTGAGGATCCCGGTCACCAGCGCGGCCATGAAGGCCAGCCAGATCGCGAAGCCGCGGTCGATCATGTCGTCACCTTCTAGGAGGGTACCAGGTGGCCGTTTTCGGCCACCTGGCTCCCTCACCCAGCGGTTAGGCTGACGGCTGTTCCGTCGACTCGACCGGGACGAACGGCAGCACGTCCGTCACCGTGTTGGCCTTGGCGAGACCAAGGCGAAAGCGCCGGAAGTACTTCGCCGCCTCCTTGCGGAAGCGGGTCTGTGGCACCGCGCGGTCCCGTTGTGCGAGTTCCTTCAAGGTGCGGGATAGTTCGCGCGTTTCGTGATCGACGTCCGGATGTGCCTCAGTGAGGACGAGCTCCCAGAAACCTTTTGCGACCGTCTCGTCGATCACGACGAAGTCGTTGTACATCTCGGCGACGACGCCGGGCTTCTTGAACAGCCACGCGTGGATGCTCTGGTGGTAGTGAGCTGCCCACTGAGCGAAGCGACGGTAGACGGCGTCCAAGTAGTAGCCACCGCGCTGGCGGGGGGCGAGTTCCGTCCCACCCTCCCGGGTTGCGTTGAAGAAGGCAAACCCGTTGGCCAAGTGCACCAGTAGGTTCACATCGATCTCGGCGAGGTCGGAGTAGTGCGCCCGGTGCAAGCCCATAATGTCGGTATTCGAGCGGGCGCTCTTGGGGTGGTCAAACATGTCAAAGATCAGGAAGGTATCAAGCGTCAGGTTGTCGGAGCTGAACTCCTCGACCGTGACAAGGAGCCCGGTGGGGAAGGCGGCCGTGAATTCCTCCGGCGTCAGCTTGGCGAGCGCCGCGCTGCTATGCTGGCCGTTGGCGCGGTAGCGCGTCCCGGTCAGCGTATCGACAACGATTGCCCACGTCGGGCTGACGAAGGTCCGGTGTTTGATATGCTGGGAGAGAAAGTCGAGGTGGCTCGCCTTCAGGGGGCGTTCACCCGGGAGCGGTGCCATCGCGCTGAACGTGATGGCGAACTCCAAGGTGCACTGTTCGAGAGTGACATTCGTTTTCGAGAACATGAGATTCCCTTTTTCCCCATTTCATTTGTGGGGACGGTTGCAACCGGCGGCCCATTGTAGTTAGGGCAGCCGATCGAGTTGTTCTTCGATCCAGTCCAAGAGCGCAGTTTGCTCTCGTTTTAGGATCAGCTCCGAATTCCATTTGCGTTTGTGCAGTTCGTCATGGTTCTCCTTTCTCCGACGGCGGATCTCATCGCGTAGGTGGCGCAGGAATCCTGCGACGGACTGGCCGCCATCCAGCGTCGGTCTGGGGCGGTGGCCGTCGCAGATGTCTCGGAGCTCGTGGTCGATCGTGAACGTCGTGCCGGTCTCGTCGCGCGTGATCGTGAGCCACGGAATCAAGCGGATCCCTTGCAGGAAGAACTGGACCTCATGCGGCCCGTGACGGCGAATCGCGCGCCGGAGTGCGGCATCGCTGTAATGTGTGCCATCCGCCACGCTATCAAGCGCGGCGAGAATCGTGTCCGCCCGGCGCTGCGACTTCACCTGCGCGACGCTGAATTGAATCTCCGCCCGCGAGCGAACCGGCGTGGTCACGGTGCGCCTCGCGGTTGGCTCGACGCGGGTGCGCACGTAACGCACCGCTCCAGTCTTGGTGGGCAGTGTCTTGGTCTCCTTCGCCTTCTCGATGTACTCGTCGACGAGCGCACTCTGGCCTGCGAGGGGACGGATTCTAGACCGTGCCATACGCGCCGCTGGAGGGATCAAAGTAACGCTCGGTGTTACTTTGATTTCTTCGGACTTCTGATCCCCCCCGCGGCGCTCGCCTTCGGCCGCGATCAAGTCCGCGCAGATCTGCGCCCACTTCGTCTCGAGCGCGGCGCTGATGAACGCGGCGTCCCGCACGTCCGCTAGCATGTGCTCGGCAAAGCGGACCATCTCCTCACGGCTCGGCAGGACGTCGAGGTCCACGTCCGTGCCCTGCAACGTGCAGAGTCCATCGAGAACCTTCGCGATATGTGTCCGCGCCTCGTCCGGCGAGATCAGGGTCGGCTGCTCCTGTGCCGGCATGTCGTTCCTCATGGTCGTTCTCCTGCAGCCCGGGCGCGACGCAGTCGAAACTGGACCTCCATCGCGGCTAGGCGGACTCTGATCTCGTGGAGCTGGCGGAGCGTCTCTGGAGGGACGTCTCCATCAATGGCGCACGCCACGCATAGCTTCTCTCGCACCTCCCGAATGAGGCGCGCCTTGTCGGCGGCGGTAAACAGGGACGTCGGCCGGGGTGGTCGCGCGTCGTCAGTCATGGTGGTTTCCTTCCGCAAGCGCTACCACGACCGGACGCATCCTGTCCAGCGTGCAAACGGTTGCAGAATACTGCATCGCTCTGCAGGAGACGCCGCCCGGGCCGTCGCTGTGTCAGGCTAGCGGGTCGATTATCGGAGGAGCTTCAGCAAGGTGGCGACGCTGACCGCGAGGTTGAAGCCGACCATCCACTTGACCAGCCGGACATCACTCTTGAGCGTGGGTTGCTGATACGCCGCCAGCGCTTCCGCAGCTTTCCGAGCCTGATCCTCCGGCACGTTCGCCGCCCGGAACGCGTCATAGACTTCGGCGATCATCAGGGCCATCAGGTGTAACGCTACCTACCGCGCCCGGCGGATCGGTTGCAAGGCGCGCCGCGCGCTGCGCCAGCGACCCAATGCCACGACAGCGAGAAAGGCCGCGAGGTCCTCCGGGTCGGTATACGGAAAAAGCTGGTAGGTGCCGTCGCGGCGGAGCTGGACCCCGAGTCGGGCGGGCCGCTCCCAAGGGATGGGCGAGAGCACGCCGCCGCCAGGGGGCGCGTACCAGAGACCATCCTGCCCATACCCCGCGGTTTGGAGCGCCACGACGGCGCTCATCTTCGCGGTGGTCTTCCGCTCGATGATGACGGGGCGGGCACCCGGCAAGAGACCGGCCGCATCGGCGGTACCCGCATAGCCGTAGGTCGGGTGATAGAGTGGCAGTTGGTTGGCTAGCGGTGTGAAGCCTTCGTGCTCGCGAAAGGCGATCCACGCCTCTAAGTAGGGCACGGCCTCGGAATGCACACTGCGCCAATCAAGCTGATCGGCATCCAGCAACTCGATGCACTGGTCCACGTGAATTCCCCGGGCGCGCGCGTGCTCGAGCACGGGGCGCGGCACGGCGGCGTAGTCCGGGGTGAGGCCGGCCTCGTCTAACAGGCTTGTCACGTTGGGAACCACCGCACCGTCCACCCGGTATTCATGGGTCACCGGATCAAACGCGAGCACGCGCGGCGCGACGGCCTCAAGCGTGGCCACGAGTCACTGCAATGGCCGTCGCGGGGCGGCGTACTGGCGGCGCACGAGGCGCGGCGCGGGCCGCCGTTCCCCAGCAATGGCCGCCTCGACAGCCTCAGGAATACGGTCGCACAAGGCATCGTATTGCCTGTAGCTACACCACGTCACCTTGCTCCGGCCTTGG